CTTTATTTACAGATTTTTCTAACTTTTCAATAATACTTCCAGTTTCTTTTTCAATCAACTTTATAACATCACCAACTGCTTCTTTCATCAACGGTGATAAGTCATTGAAACTTTTTGAATCTATAATTAGATTCTCTTTAACTATCTTACTGACTTGCATCCTCAGTTTCCCCTGGAGTTAAGTCTATTTGTGCTTCACCATCTTGGCCTGGATTAGAAACGCTTCCATCTTGGTTAAAAGTTCCTGGATCAGCTATTGTTGGTTTTGGGTCGCTATGTGGTTCTACTTCAAGTTCTCCATTAAACAAATTACCAGCAACTTCTTTTCTTTGACCATCTAACGAATTACCCACTTTAGCTCTTAACGCATCTTTAAATGCATCTCCAGCAGCAGCGTTATCGCCATTCGCTATTTGATCTATAAAGTTTTTTACTTCTTCACTCATTTTTTTTCTCCTATACTATGTCGTCACCATCAGTGACTTGAGCCATTGGGTCTTGGATAACTTTAGATTTAATTTCTTTTCTAATTTGTTTATCCATATCTTCAATTTCTCTTTCATTTTGTTTTAATACATTCTTTCTAACATACTCAACTGAGAAGAATTTACCTATGTGTTCTCTCATCTCATTTGCTAATGCTAGTCTTTCTCTCATCAGTTCAGTTTGTTTTAATTCAGCAAAATGACCATCTTGTAAAAAGTCATACTGTAAACAATCTCTAACTGTATACCAATCTCCTTCAGCAATAACACCTTTTAAAACTAATTGTGTTCTTAAAATATCATTGAAAAGTTCAGTAAATTTCTTTCTTAATCTTTGAACAAACTTGGTAAATTTTAATTCATCTCTAGTAATTTCACTAGCTCTACCTAAATTAAAACCTTGACTTGCTTCCAATCTACTAGTTGGTACATTCAAAGAACGATATAACTTAGCTCTAAAATATTCTATATCAGATATTTCGCCTAAATTTTGACCGCCAGGCAAAGTAGTAATATCAGTACCTCTTCCACCCTCTCTACTTGGTAGCCAGAAGTCTTCCAACATTGACATATAATTTCTGTCATCTTTTATTTCTCCTGTGTTAGCGTCATAAACAAGTTTATTTCTATATCTTGCCATCACATCTCTTAGGTATTGTTCAGCTTTTACTTTTGGTAGATTACCTACATCAATCTTAAATATTCTTCTTTCAGGTGCTCTAGCTATACGATAGATTACTGCTGAATCTTCAATCATTCTTAATTGATTAACAGGTTTAATCGCCTTATGTAAATAAGACAATACCATATTTTTGTTTTGATCAATTAAACCAGACGCACAAAAAGCAATTGTATCTGGCGCTATCTTAATACCAGATTGACCAGTTGTACCTGATAAACCTCTTTCATTGTATAAAAAGTATTCAATATATTCATCTACTACAGCCAAACTGTTTAGTGATGATGGCATTGGAGTGTCAGGTCTTTTCTTTCTAACTTCTCTAATCTTTTTGATCTTTCTAGGATCAATATATTTTAATTCTGTGATACCTTTTTTAGGACTTTCTCTATCAATAATCTTTTGAAAAAAGATTCTTCCATCTACATACCATCTTCTAAAAAGGTCATGTCCTTTTGTATTGAAATTCATTAACTTCAATACTTCTCTAAATTCGTCTTCTATTTTTGCTCTAACTTCTTTTCCATAAGGTAAGTCTGTTAGATTAATTCTTACTGCATCTTTCAATTCATTAGCGACAATAGCTTCATTGACAATATCTTCTATTGCCATGTCACATTCAGGGTGTAAAGCTATTTCTCTATATCTACGAACTAGGTCCTGCTCTGTCTTCGCAGTACCTTCCATGTCAAGGTATGATCCAAAGTGTCCTCCAGCATTGACCGTTTGTGTACCGTCATCTGCTTGAGCTGTTGTAAACGCTTGTTTTGGATCAGCTTGTTTCTTTAGTTTTGTTATTGAAAAGCCGAATAATTCTGCCATAATATCTCCTTGTACTACTACTTATAAGGGATTTAAAAGAGGGGCCGAAGCCCCTCTAGTATATCTAATTATTAAGTTGTAGTATTTGTTTCAAAATACTGGTACGCAAACTCAACAGAAAATGTTTCTATTTCAGTTTTTTGGTCAAAATCTAAGCCAATTTCGGCTAAAGATACTGGGTACGCACCTCTTAAAGTATAAGACTTAATTGTATTACCGTTTCTATCTAAATGATCAACGAATGCATCAACTTGATAGTCAACAGGATTTGTTAATCCTTCATTGTCAGTCATGTTGTTGATTCCGTTTTGCCATCTTTCAAATGCGTTTCTTAATTTGAAATCTGTATCATTTAATACTGTGATAGACCAATTTGCTATTGTTCTATCGCCAGCGATTTTAACTGCTCTTCCTCTAAAGTTGACATCTATATTTTCAACTGTCATAGCAGGAATTGTTGTTGCTCTACATAAAAACGCTAGGTCTTCTATTTCTCCACCAACTTGGGCATAACCAGGAAAAGGCATTGTCACCTTAAACTGATTGGCACGAGCGCCACCGCCTGCAAGTTTAGCTTTGAAGTCATTAATGTTTGCCATTTTTTATTTCTCCTCTACTAATTAACCGCCAGCGACTTCTTCAAAAGCCACGCCAGTTCTTGTTGCGATGAATTGTAATGTAATAAAGTTGATTGATCTTGTCGGTTTAACAAAAATCTCAGCGATAAATTCATTTCTATCAATTACTTCACCTGTGTTGTTAGTTTCATCACACACTACTAAAAAGTCTGTGATACCTCTTCTGCCCTGTACTTCTCTTAGGAAAGGCTCAACGATATTTCTAAAGTTTGCTCTTGTAAATTCATCATTGAACTCAAAAAGTTGAAATTTAGAAGCTGTTGAGATAGCCTTTTCCAATGTAATGAATAATCTTCTTACATTGATTCTATCAAAAGCACTTGGAGAGCTTAATCCAGTTTTATCACCAAATAAGACTGTACCTTGTCCAGGGAAAGTAGCAACTGGGTTGACTCTCTTAGGATATAGTTGATCTCTTTGGGCTTTAGTTGGATTGTAAGCTAGTTTGACTGCGCCTCTTATGATACCTCTGTTGAAACCAGCAGGTGAGTACCAAGCGTCTGCAACCAAATCAGTTCTTGCTGCGAGACCAGCAATATCACCGTTTAATGGAACAAATCTGTAAACATCATTGTATCTGTCATAACAATATTTGTATCCACTATCAAATACAACATATGAACTTGATCTAACAGAATCAAAAAATCCTGTCACATTAGTTGTTTGTGTATTTGAGTTTGTGATATTAACTACATCTGATCTTTGTGGTGAAGCGAAAACAATTGCGTCTTTTCTTTCTTCAGCAATTGTAATCAAGTTGTCAACATGCGTTGCACTGCCACTTGGACCTGTAATGATTAATCCTACATCAACTGTTTCAGCATCTGAAAACTTTTCATAAGCTGTTTTTAGTTGACCAGCAGTCACAGTAGAGCCATCAGCTCCAGCAGTGAAACTTTCAGAAGTTGGAGTATTTACTGCAGTGAAAGTCACTCCAGTAGCGTTTGATCCCCAATTTGTTCCTGATGAGTTGTGGTCAGTCCAGTAAATGTATTGTGATTTATTTTTGATTACAGTTGGATAGTAGTTTGTGTCTCCTTGTGGAGTTTTTGCGTCAGCGGCTTTAGATACTTTAGAAAAAGTTTCAATAACTGCTCCTGGTGTACCTGAAATACCACCGTCTTCATCAATGACTACTACATGGATTTCATCGCCTGAGCCACTTCTATCTGAAGCCCATGCTGATGTTCCTGGAGCGCCATCTACTGTATCGTAATATCTCCATCTTCTTTTTATTCTTGCGTCATCTGCTATTGCCGTTTGAACACCACCTGATCCTCTAGGGTGTTGTACTAGACTTATTGAAGTTGCTGCGACTGCAGTCAATCTATACTTTTCGCCAGAAGTAAAATCTACTCCAGCGCCAGTTGTAGAGAACTCAATAATGTCACCTACATTTAAATATGTAGTTGCATCTGAATCCATAGTGATTGATGTATCGCCAACAGCGACATCAGCTTGATCTACTTGCTGTGATACTGTTGTTGTTGCTTCAAAAGCAGTTGCTGATGGACAAGTTGCAACAAGTAGGTTATTACCCCACGTTCCAGCAGTTTTTGCTGTGAAAGTTATTGCGTTTGCTTGACCAGTAGCATAGTTTTGTTCGTAATCGTCTATATTTTTGACTAAAATACTTGAACCTGAAGTATTTGCATTCGTCAAAGATGTATTTTGGGCTCGTACTACTCTTAATGCGTTAGAGTATTGTAAGAAGTTAGCAGCTGAGAAAAAATACTCAAAGTTTGTTGAGTCTGGTTTCCCAAATGTATCTACTAATTCTTGTTCACTAGAAATTGCTACGATTTCGTCAACTGGTCCTCTTGCGAATTGACCCGCAAAGGCTCCGATTGATGTTGATACCGCAGGAATAATTCTACTTAAATCTTTTTCCTGTACGAGAACGCCCGGTGATACTTGAAATGCCATAGGTTATTCTCCTCTTTAATTAGCTAATTATCATTTTTAATTTATCAAAATCCGTAAGTTTTCTTACGACCATATTCAAACTTTATCAGTATAGGTATTTATAATAACCAAAAAGTAGAGATTATTGTCCTTTTCTGACTACAGGATACCAACGAGTACCATACTCGTCAATAGTTTCTTCATTGGCTGGGTCACTATTGATACCATCATCTACAAATCCAAATGGTGCCATATCTTGTTCTATAAGATTTTGTTGTTCCATGTACATCTGATTTCGTATATTTGAATCAGATAATTCCTTAAAGTACGGCTGATTAGATAACCAACCAAATATGACTAAACACATAACCAAGTCATCATTACAACCTTCTTCAGCCATCCAACTATTACCCTTACGACTAAATGTTGATACTTCTTCTATTATAGAGAAGTCATTGACTTGTATCTTATCCCCCTCTATAAGCGTCTTAAAATTCGCACAACCGACCTTTTTTATCTGCTTTGTCATTCTTACCCCTAGTGATGTACCTCTACCTGAGAACATCGCTCCAAGTATTTGACCCGCTCTACCCTTTTGAGTAGTCATCAATATATTAGGATATTCTAACTCATAATGCATCGCCTCTGATATAGATTGACCTAGGTCATTGACTTCAATTAGTGTATGTGCTTCATTGTATGCTAATGCTGTTTGTGCTATTATGTTTGGAAATACAAATGGTTTGACTTCATTGTTTTTATAAGTCGCCACCACTTCATATGGAATCTTTTTACTGTCGTCTTTTGTGACATCTACAATTATAAATGCAGAGTAATCTCTACCTGTACCTCTGGCGACATCAACGCAACAAACATACATACGACCCTTTTCTGGCTTCTTAAACATCTTCAAACCATTCCTAGATTGTATTGGATCAAAATAAGGTAAATTTTTAATCTTCGCTGGTGAGATAAGAGTATCTACTGAACCTAAAAATTCACATTCAAACTCTTGTTGAAATTGTTCCTCACTAGTATTTCTAATGGTCATCTCTTTCCATTTTTCATCTCTACCAGGAACTTCTGACCAATGAACTTCTATTGGTATATAATCATTTCTTTTATTGATAGCATCAATCCATAATTTATAGTATTGATTCATACCATGAGGTGTAGATACAATAATCATTTTTGTCTTTGTACCAGATGAAATTGTAGGATAAACTGAACTAAAAAACATCTCTGCGATATTCGCTGGTACGAATGCAAACTCATCAAGGAAGATAATATTAAATGAACCACCCCGAATAGCTGAACTAGAAGTCGCAGCCGCTACAATGGTTGATTTATTTTCTAACTCTATATTACCTTTGTTCCAATTGATTACACCTTGTTGCATCCATTTAGGTAAATTCTCATAAGCAAGTTGTAGTCTTCCTAATATATCTCTAGCAGTTGTTGATTTGTTAGCCAATATTGCTATGTTTGAATTAGGATTAAATAAAGCATAATGTAAGAGATACGAAATAGTTGTTGTTGACTTACCAGATTGTCTAGGTAGTTTACAAATTGTAAATCTATTATCGTGTATTGTGTTTACAATATTTTTTTGAAAACCATACATCTTAAAAGGTACAAGACCTTCATCAAGCGATACAATTCTTACATAAGTTTCCATAAAGTAAACTGGATCACCAGCACACTTTTGATATTCTAATATTTGATCTTTAGTAAACTCTTGTGGTGTGTTTACTTTTTTAAGGTTTGGATTACCTAGATATTGGTCTTGTCCACTCATCTGCTATATCCTTTATCATTTTTTATAATAACCTCAATATGAGTATATCCAAGTTTGTTCGCTTGTGTCACTCTTTGACTACCTTTTAAAACACTATACTCTTTTTCAATATATGGTTGACCTGTTGCACCAAATCTATTCTTTTGTTTAGTATGTTTAAAGACTTCAATTGGATTATCCATAA